CTTAGCGTAGAATAGTGACTCATCAACGTAGTCACGAGCGTCTGCAAACGGCAAGATACCCTTAGGATATTTAACACCGTTAGCTTTAGCTTTAGCTTTGTAGTAGTTTTCTGTGTCTTCAATGGCATATTTGCGGTTGGCAATAGAGATAACCCTATCTTCCGTCCAGTATTCAATGACCTCTATTTGCGTTTTTTCGGCATCTTCAACGGTTGAACCATACCATAAATCTTTTTCTTCTTTGTCGGTGTTTTCATTGCTCTTTCCTCCTGTTATATCTTTGGGTACTTTGTACTTCTTCTTCAGAGGGTAGTTGCCCTCTTCGTCTGGCTCACCGTCAAGGTCTACGATCTCGTAGCTTTCTAGTTCTTCTTTGGTGGTCAAGTAGCGCCGTCCACAGTAGCGTGTGCTTTTTTCGTCTAGCATTATTGAGTCAGGGCTGATAAAGAAGTCCCTAAGCGGAACGTTGATAAGCACAGGGTGGTCAATATCCCAAGTGAAGTAGTCTACGCCAGTACCAAGCTTGAGCATACTACGCCCAGTGTTGATGACCTTTAGGCTCCACTGGTCTTTATCCCAGTAGTGGTCAAGCAGAGAGTTAAGAATCTCTGTGTCTTGGTCTGGTTTGCTTGCTGGTTGGTCATAACGGAACTTAGGGCGTGAACCAAATAAGGCTGAAACCATAGTTTCAACCGTTGAGAATGTCATAGGAACGAAGGTGTCTGTTATGCCTTCGTAAGATCGTGCTGTGCGTTGTCCATTGTATAGGTAGTGGTTGCGCTGCCAGCGGTCGTGCCACGAACTCTGGGTATACTTCCAAGATGAATTAAAGTCATCAACGACCATCTCAACGTTCTTGGCCAGTGTTGTACCCTTTGATTTTGTTCCCTTTGATTTTGAATATGCCAATGTATTCCCTACTAGCCCTAGCTACGCACATTATAACATAAGTATTAAAAACTATGAACTTCTTTTGTATTTCCTGTTGACCATTGCTTGGGGCTTATAGGCAGACGGTACGGTTTCCCTAGCAATCAGTGACTCCATTGCGTATCGCTCTGCATCTCCTGCGTGGTTAAACAGGTCTTGCGGCACGTTTAGTGGCTTTCCTTCTTTGTCTGTCTTCCATAGGTAGTTGCGGTATTCCTTAATGGCGTTGGTTGAACGCTTCGTGATGCTTATCTTTTGGTCTTGGATGCGCTGTATGCCTTGGTTGATTGAGCCTGAACCCTTGTTGGCAGGTAGTACGTTGACACCATATAGTTTTAGTTCGTCTATGCTCTTTGGCTCTGCGCTGTCCGCTATAACGAGTGTGTGGCGGTTTTCTAGGCTCATGATAAAGTCGGCAATCTGCTTATTGCTCATGCCCTTTTGGTAGAGTTGTTCGTCAAAGATATACCCACCGTTGTAGTAGTAGATGTCAATAATAGCTGTCGGGTCGTTAGAGTAGCCGAAGTCTAAGCCTCTGCGTTCTAGCCTTGCCTCGTGTGGTATATCGTCTATAATCTGCCAACCGGTGTAGATGCGACCCTCTGCCTCTCCGAGCAGACCAAGTCCATATACTTGCCAGAACTGTTTGTTGTTTCTGCGTGATTCAATTTCCTTAACGATAGATTCATCAAGGGCTTCGTTGTCCTTATAGGTAAGAATGGTAAAGTCAACGTCTTTGCGCCTGTCGATGTAGTCCGTGTACATGTAGAACTCACTTACCGGGTTCCAGTCAATAAAGGCATACTCTTTAGTACGGAGTAGTAGCTGTTCAAAGGTTTCCTGGTGTATGTTGTTGCCCTCGTTAGCGAATAGCCTGTCACGCCTCGGTCCACGTACCTTGCCCGGTTGATCGGTGGAAAAGAACTCTATCTTGCTGCCACTCTCGAAGGTATAGGTTTTGTCTGTTTTACTCCATCGTTCCTCTTTGAAGTAGCCGTGTTCCTGCATGATGCTAAGAAAGTCCCTCATTGCACCCTTGCGAAGGTGTGGGAAGGACTCTGATACAACTGATGAAAGCGTAGGTATCTTGTCGCTTTGGGCATCGTCTATGAGTATCTGTAAGATAGAGATAGTCTTACCGGCTGATGTACCGCCTGATACTGCACGTATACGGCCTTTAAGCTTCAATAGCTTCTTAGTTGCTGTCGTCAGTAGATACGCCATCTTTGGTTGTTCCGCCTAGAATTGGTATTACGGTTTCAACTCTTGCGTCTACTCTTTGTGCGTCTACCCATCCGAAGTTGTTCTTGGCATTGAAGATAAGACCGGGGGTAAATGTCTGTTTATCGTTCATCCGTTCCTCTATGTCAGCCTCTACTTTATCCCTCGCTGCCTTTATAGTGGGAAAAAACTGCTCGTCTTTAGAGTAGTTAAGAAGTGATCGCCTGTCCATGCCTAGCTTAACTGCTAATCCACTCATGGTATATGGTGCTGGGTTTATAACCTCTATAACACCGTCTGCTTTAGCGCTGTAAATGTGTTGGATTCTGTTGTCGCAATATAGGAAGTACTCTTCTATAATTGAAGCCACTTCATCAACGCCTGTGTAAAGCTTTGGTCGCCCTCCTGCATGTTTAGGTTGGACTTGAGTTATAGGTATATCCTGCTCTGCCATAGTAAGGGTATTATATCACGCTTTAGGTTTTACTAAAAGTGTCCTGCCGTGTCAAGGAATATACAGATGGCAAACGCTAGTAGCCACCATGCTGACATAAAGCCCATGATGAGTCCGATTAGTAAGAATGCTATTGTGCAATAGATTGTCATAGGTTTTCTCCAAGGTATTGTATTGGGTCGGGTGATATGACCATTTGCTGGAGGTGGTATTGCCATAAAGGAACGTCGCTTTCGTACTGTCCCGCAAGCGATACGTATATTGTTTCTTCGCCCCATAGTGCTTTAGCAAATTGGTGATTGTAAATAATGTCAAGCGGACTGATTGTGTGCCATCTGCCTAGGGGGTCAAGAAACTCGGAATCTTCTGGGTGACTATAGCTATTTTTTAAGGTAACGAAGTGCCTTGGTTCCCAGCCACGCTCTATCGCTTTTTCAATTGCTTTCTCTAGTATTTCTTTGTTGGTCATATTGTCCTAGCCCTTATGTCTTTCCTTATGTCCTTTAGTGTCTTGTCGTATTCAAAGTGTAGGTTGAACTTAATCTCTTTACTCATTGTCTTATTATACTCTTTCGTTTCGTTTAATGTTTGAGGTTATTGATCGTAGGGTTGACCAGTCTATCTTGCCTTTGTACATTATGTGGAGTTCGGTGAGGTTAAAGCGTTCTTTGAATAGCTGTTTAATACGCTTGATGTGGGTGTAGTGTATTTTCATTACTTATTCTCCTTGGGGGTTAGCTGGGCGAAGCGTTTTTTCGCCTTTTCTTCAACGTATTCTCTCGGTGTCCCCTTAAGCGGTTCGTATGGGATTACTGTATTTAACTCAGTAACAAATTGTTTTAGCTCGTCTATCCTTGCTTCGTTTGTGGCTCTGTCCATCATTCGCTGGTTGTAATACTTTTCGCCAGTGATAAATGTATAAGAGTCAGACATTTTTATAATGTCCATTTTCCGCTTGACCTCTTTCTCGGTGTGTAGGGTGATGAGGCGCATAATTGAGCCAATCTTTTCTTGCTCTGTTTGGTCAAGTATCGGGAAGTCGTCCTCAATCATAAGACTGAGTATCTGTTCTCTTAGATGTGTATCTTCTGGTGTGGTAACTTCGTCCGTGTGTTGCGATACTCTGTTAAATACTTGTTCTTCTGGTGTGGTAAGCTGTGGTTCGGGGTTCATCTCATACGCTCTTTCCTTAATGCTTCTTCCAAAGCATCTATGTTAAGCTGTTTATCAAACGTTGGTTCATTCAATGTATTTATGATACGTTCAACAGCACGATAACAATCATTCAAACAGTTAATTGCTAGTTCGACATCCTCACTAATTGCAAGTGATGGTTTTGTAAAACCGAGTATCACCAAACGACCAGAGAGTTTATTATCTATAGTACCCTTTATATAAGTTGCCATTTCTAGCAGTTCTTTTTTACTTGTCATCTACTTATTCTCCTTTAGTTTAATAGCTGTGGGTTAGGTGGGGTTTTCAAAGTAAAGTCTGTCATACGACCATTCTCTATAAACTTTTCTCAGCCATAAAATTCTATTAGTGTCGGCAGTTCTGACTGGTCGCCACGCAAACCACCATACTGCTTTTTTAGGGCTACTCATTGCTTATTCTCCTTTAGTCGGGTTTGATATTCACCGCTGTTTTTCCCCCTAACATCCAGCCAATTTGCGGCGGCAGATAACAGCCTGTGCGTGCCGTCGAACTCCCTGCCCGTATAGCTCGCTCTTTCGTATAATGTGTCACCTGCTTCAATTAGGCGTTTGTTTTGAGCTAAGAGCATATCGTCTGGCGTAATGTCTTTGTTCCGTGTTTTGTCTAGCCCTATTGCTTCCGCTACTGACTTATTGGTGTGTAGGGTGATGAGGTTCATGATGTCGTACATTGCATCGCCAGTAAGGTCTGTGTCTAGGTCGTGGACTAACCTCCAAGAGTACGGGTCGTGTATCTTAGAATAAAGTTTATTTTTCAGCTCTTGTTCATCTGGTGTGATGTTCATGATTTGTCCCCCAATAGTATTTGCTTATTACCACAGTCAGGACAGTATTCGTTTATTTTCTGTTCTATGTACATAACATATTCAACGGGTGGGTATGTCTTGTTACTGAAGCTGATATCCCAAGATTCTTCACACTCGTCACAAAATAATTGTGCGTATGATTCCCGTAGCTCTGTATCTTCTGGTGTGGTCATAGTAGCTCCAATAAATTATCGTTTAATATCTTTTTCTGGGTTGGTGTCAATTCAACTGTGTCGATAAGCCCCGTGTCTACATCTGGTGCGTCGGCAAAACGTATTATCATAGTTTCCTCCTTTAATTGATACGGACAGCTAGTGTCTGCGTGGGTTGGGGTATTGCAGTAGGTGCAGTAGATCTTAGTCATTGAGCCAACTGACTGCTTTGTAGTCACGTTCGTTCTTGTAAGCTTCCATACGCTCTTGATCTTTGGATTCTGAGTATTGTATCAGCCCAAGGTTGAAAAGTTCCCTGCGCCGCCTTGTGATAGTTTCGGGGCGGGTAGATCGTGACAAGTTCCAGTAAAGGCTCTTGCTGTCATCCCAGCCGTCGTACATCAACCAGTAGTTACTAAGTAGCGCTGCGTCATCGTTTGCTGCCTCTGGGTAAAAGGTTATAACCTGTAGCACCCTGCGTTGTATTTTTCCGAGGTCTTTCATAGCCACTCCCCAAATATAAGTTGCTTGTCGC